CATGGGTCGACCCGCGTTGGGTCGATGACCCCCGCAACCGGATCACCGACGAGGCCGAGCATCTGCAGCCCGGTGACCGGATCGTGTTGTTCGGCGACGGCTCGAAGTCGCGCGACGATACGGGCCTGATCGGGGTGCGCATCTCGGACGGCTTCGCTCAGACTCTCCACTGGCAGCATCCTCGCGATGGGCAACTGGTGAATCGGGTCAAGGTCGATGAGGCCGTTACCGACATCTTCGACACGTACAAGGTCGTCGCGTTCTACTTCGATCCGTCGCACGCCAAGGCTGACGATGCGATTGAGGATGACCGTTTCTGGTGGCCGATGGCCGATGAGTGGCATCGCCGCTATTCGGGTCGTCTGAACAAGGCGTTCTGGCCGGTTAAGTCTGGTCCTAAGACGCATTCCGTTGCGTTCGATATGGCCCTCTCGACCGCCCAGCAGTTGTTCCAGCCAGCCGTTACTCAGGCGGCCGAGGATCTCGAGTCCGGCACTGCGCCACACCATGGCGGCGCTCAACTTCGTCAGCAGATGAAGAACGCAAAGCGCCGTGACGGCAAGTTCGGCGTGTCAATGGGTAAGGAAAATCGTTCGTCGGCTCGCAAGGTCGATTTGGCCGTCTGCTACGTCGGCGCTCGCATGTTGTGGCGCATTGTCCGCATGTCTCAGAAGTCTGGCGCCCCAGGTAAGGGCCGCGTGATCTTGCTCAAGTGAAAGGGGCCGTCAACGCATGACTGAAACCTCTTTCGACACGACTCCCGCTCGCGGACTTTCGTCGCCGTCGTTCAGCCCGACCTCGATTCCGACGCTTCCACTGGTGGGACTCGACGATGCCGAGCGTGCGCTGATCACTCGCCTCGCGGAGCAGTCGATCACTGCACGTCGGGAAATGGAGCTCGCTGAGGCGTACTACCTCGGTGAGCAGGTCATCCAGAACCTGCGCATCGCCGTTCCGAAAGAACTTGAGTTCCTGCGCACGATTGTCGGCTGGGCTTCTCTCGCCGTCGATCCATACGTGGAGCGCCATGCCATTGACTGTTTCCGACTGGTCGACGGTACCGACGCGGACGCCTACCTGACGTCCTTGTGGGCGGGCAACGGCCTGGACGCTGAACTGCCTCTCGCGATCACTGACGCCTTGTCTATGGGTCGCGGCTGGTGGTTGGCAGGTAGTCCGCTGGAAACTGGCGGCGTACCGCAGATCACGGTTGAGTCGCCGCTGAACCTTGCTGCGACGTGGAACAGTCGCGGGACCGCTCCCGAGGCGCTGTTCCACGAGTACTGGTCTGACGACCGCCAGCACGCGGCACTCCTCGTCCCGAACCAGACGATCACGTTGGCGATGAGCGACCGCGACGAGTGGGAGATCATCGACCGCGACCGGCACGACTTCGGTTTTGTTCCCGCCGTGCGGATGCCGAACGGCGCGCGGACGAACAACCGTGACGGGCGCTCCGCCATCACCCCAGCCCTGCGATCCACCATCGACGCGGCGTGCCGGACGTTGCTCGGCCTTGAGGTCGCACGCGAAATCTACTCGGTGCCCCAGATGCTGTTGCTCGGCGTGACCGAGAGCGCGTTCCAGAACTCGGACGGGTCACCTAAGTCTGCGTTTGAAACCTACGTGACCAGCGTCCTGGCTCTGGAGCGTGACGATGAGGGCAACCTGCCTGAGATTCAGCAGAAGCAGGTCTACGATCCATCGACTTTTACGAAGCTGATCGAGAATGCTGCGTCTCGCGCCGCGTCGATCGTCCTTGCACCGCCGCAGGAGATTGGCTTGTACACGCAGGGCAATCCGGTCTCGGCGGACGCTCAGAACACGTCGGAGTCGCGTCGCAACCGTCGCGCTCGGTCGCAGCAGGCCGCGTTCGGCGTGAAGATCACTCAGATCATGCAGATCGCCGCGCGCTTCGACAATGGCGGCGTATTGCCGGATCGCCTGCGTTCGGTCGAGGCCGACTGGTGCGCGGTTGAGGAGATCTCGATCGGTGCGACGTCGGATGCGATCGGCAAGCAGATCGCGTCGGGCTCCGTCCCGGCCACATCTGATGTCACCTTGAAGCGTCTTGGGTACTCAGCCGTTGACCGCCGACGTCTCGAGCAGGATCGGAAGCGCGACGACGGCCGCAAGGCCGCACAGCGCATTGCCGAGTCGCTGACCCCTGCCGATCTTGCCGTGGATGGCACCAGTGGCGACGCAACCGATCTCTGACGATCGCGAGGTCGAGGAGCACTACCTCGCCCAGTTCGCGATCGTCGCGGCGATGTCGAAGGCCATCAAGGAAACCCTGACGCCCGAGCTGGACCCCGTGGACCTGCCAGGCACCTTCCCGATTGTTAGACGCGGGATCGTCGCGCTGGTTGATGAGTACTCGCGGGCGTCTATCTCAATCGCAGCTGACCACTACGAGGATCTGCGTGCGCGTCAGATTCCGGGGCGGTTCGTCGCGCCGACCATTGAGCCCACACCGCAAGGTCAAGTGCTGACCACGCTAGATCGAATCGCTGACAAGGCATTCGATCGAGCCAAGGCATCGCCTGACGAACTATTCCTGGCCGAGATTGCCGATCAACTTGCACGCGGGGCTGGCATCTCAGCCGAGAGTCTCGTCGCGGAGGCGGCGTCAGATGAAATCTTCACGGCGATGTCCGAGGATGACCGCGCGCGGGGTTGGGCGCGGATCACTCGACCGGGCGCGTGCTACTTCTGTCGGCTGCTCGCCAGTCGTGGGGCGGTCTACTACACCGAGCGGTCGGGTAGTTTCCGTGCTCACGCGCCGAAGGACGGTCGCGGCGGAACGTGTCGCTGCGCCGTCGAGCCAGTGTTCGGCGCGCAGTACGAACCGACCGCGCAGGCGCGCGCGGACGCCGAGACGTATGCGCGGGTCTCGGCAGATGTCGACGGTTACGCCAAGGTCGAGGAGTTCCGCCGCGCAGTCGAGGGACGCGAGGACGGCCCCAGGCGCCGCAGGACCCGAAGCGGCAAGGGCCAGCCGCCCGTCAAGGTCGGCAATCGCTCCGCAGGGTGGGGCGGATTCGAGGCCATGACGCCTGCCGAGTTGCAGCATCAACTCACGTTCATCGAACCGCTCCGCGACTCGGACTACCGAACCCGCCAGATCGAGCGACTGCGCAACCGCCTCGCCGAACTCGGCTCCTAGATCCTCCCCGCTAGATGCGGGGCAAGCACCAGCCCCAGGAGGGCACTCGCATGGAAACTGAAACCACGATGACAACCGCCAAGTTGTTGCTCAACTACCGCAATGAACTCACAGGGGGTGGCATCGACCCCGAGTGTGCCGATCTGATGACACGGGACGCCGCGGGCATCATCATCAACGCGGAGGGACTCGGTGTTCGCAATGCCTGATCCGATCCCCACGCCCCCGGTCGCGACTCCCCCAGTCCCCGGCCCGCCCGCTGCGACTCCACCAGCCGTCGATCCCCCGCCGGCCACGCCCCCGGTCGATCCTCCCAAGGTTGACCCGCCTGTCACAGATCCTCCCAAGGCGAATCCGTGGGACGACCCGAAGGTAGCGCAGGCCGAGATCGAGAAGTTGCGCCGCGAGAACGGCGCCTCCCGAACGAACGCCAAAGAAGCGGCAGCCACCGAAGCCCGCAACGAACTTGCTCAGTCCATCGGCAAGGCCATCGGCCTTGTCCAGGATGAGCCCATCGACCCGGCCAAGCTCACCGAGAGTTTGACCTCATCCCAGGCGGAGACGAAGCAAGCGCGAGTCGAACTCGCCGTGTTTCGCAACGCCATCACAGCAGGCGGCGACCCCGCTGCCCTGCTGGATTCAACGAGCTTCTTGAAGTCGCTCGACGGGATCGACCCCAGCGACGGGGCAGCCGTTCAGGCCGCCATCACCGCTGCGGTCGGTACCAATCAGCGGCTAGGTGCCGCGACCAGCGAGACGCCGCCGACGCGAGTCCCCGCACCCAATCCCGCACAGGGAACGGGCGGCGATGGCGCACCGACGGGCGTTGCGCAGTTGTCCGAGACGGACGTGAAGCGCCTCTACGAACAGGGCAAGTACGAGGAAATCTCGACTGCCCGTTCTGAGGGGCGACTCAGCGACTATCTCGGGTCCTGATCCCCATCATCTTCAAGAAGGAGCACCATCATGGCTATTGAAGCCTTCAAGCCCGAGGTTTGGTCCG